GCCTCGGCAGCCGCTTCAGCCCGCACCGCTGATATGTCAGGGGTGTTTTCCATCGGAACCTCAGGTTCTGGTTGGGGGGGTGTTGATGCGGCGGTGGCCGCAGGTTGAGCGTCGAGAGCACGCCCGACGCCGACCGTTGGGTCTGCAGGTATGCTAACCACGCTCACTTCGTAGGGGCTCCAGCGAGTCGCCACGAAGTCTTCGCCACGCTGTTCCATGTCGGCGATTTGATAGCCGACAGAAACATTGCGCAGCACGCCGTCCTTAACGTCGGCCAGCACTTCCTGCGCGAAAGCATTACGGCTGAACTTTACGGCCACGTAGCCGCGCTTTTTCTTGCCGTCGATCCAGGCGCGCTCGACTACGCCGACCACCTTGCCGGGGTCGTGGTTGAACAGCAGCGGGGCGCCATCGTTCAGTCGGGCAAGATCCACAGCCTCACGGGTGTGATCCAGGATCTCGTTGCCGAAATAACGGGCGACCGGAAACTCGGAACTGAAGGGGAACTCAATGGTGCGCTCGTCTTCGCCGACCTGAAAGTCAGCTACCTCGGCGCGCTTCAGGAGCTGCCCTTCGAGATCACGCGATAGGTCCATCGGTGTCCTCAGTGTCATCCTCCCCATTATCGTCGCTTGCGTCCGGGTCACTGGCCGGAGCTGCCTCTTCGGCCTGATCCTCCGTCACGTCGCCGGCCTGCTGCGTGCCAGCCGCGTTCACCTCATGCGGGTCGGTGTCAAAAACCAGCTCGAGCTCATCGGCCAGCTGCAGCTCGGCGGCCCTGGCCACCATCAGCTCCTCGAGGTCGCCGCCCTGCTCGGCCACCACCTCGCCCAGTGTCTTGAAGCCGCAGCGCACCGCGTCCTTGTAGGCCTGCACTTCCTTGGCGGGATCCACCCACGCCCAGCCGCGTGGCATCCACCGGATCGCGCGGTAGCGCTCAGGATCGGTCTCGTAGAACGGCAGCCCCAGTGCGCCGCCGAGCACCGCCATCTCCAGCCAGGCCTCGAGCACCGGCTGGTGGAAGTTCTCAATCAGATACTGCTGCAGCGCGCGCCAGTGATCGCGATCCTCCAGCAGCGACAGCCGGCTGCTGCTGTAGTTCGTCTGGCTGAAGTCGCGGCTCACGCTCTCATAAGAGCAGCCCAGGCCTGCCGCCATCGCCCGCAGCATCGCCCGCAGGAACGGCTCAAATTGCCCATCCGGTGCATCGAGCGCCGGAACCGTCACCTTCTCGCCAGGCGCCAGATACTTGAACACGCCGGGCTCGAAGTTCGAGACCCGCTCGCCGTCCACCACCTCATCGCCCAGCAGCTCGCCCTCGGGGCTCTCGATGAACCCCATCAGCGCCGAGCTGGCCCGCGCGCGGATCACCTCCGCCTCCTCATAGCCCTGCAGGTGGTGCAGCCGCTGGATTGCAGTCGCCAGCCAGGGCACGCCACGGGTCTGGCCGGGACGTTCCATCAGGTAGAGGTGGATGATCTCGGCCGCCGGGATCAGCTGATGGCGGGGGCCTGGTTGCCCCTGGAATGGCGCATCACCGGGGTGTTTCTTGAGAAACGCATACTGCACCGGCCGGCCCCAGCGGTCGCACTCGACCCCCATGCGCCACTCATTGCCGTCGATCGTGCTCTTGCCCGTGTAGGTGTCATCGAGCAGATCCGACTCGATCACCTCGAGCGCGAACGGCACCTTGCTGCCACCGAACGGCTGGCGCACCTTGCGGATGAACACCTCACCCGACTCGGCCATTGCGCCGATCACCAGGCGCTCCAGATCGTGCCAGCTCAGCCGGCCGCCGGTGTGGCAGTGCTGTTTTTTGCTCCAGACCTTCCAGGCGCTCTCGATCGCATCGTTCACCTGCTGGTCCAACCGGCCGCCGCCGCGCACCATCCGCACCTGCGCCTGCATCTTGATGCCGGTGCCGATCACGTTGTTTTTCACCGCACGGATCGCCTGCCGCGCGTAGTCGTTGTCGCGCACCAGCTGGCGGGAGCGGTTCCGCAGCCGGGGCAGACTGCCTTTAATCTCAGCGTCGGCGCTGGTGCCGCCGGTCACCCAGTCGCTGGTAAGCCGGCTCACCATCGCGCCCTGGTACATCCGGCGCCGTGGTGCTGGGGTCGGTGCAGCGCCGCGCTGCAGCCAGCTGTAGATCGCAGATCGGACGCCCATTAGAACCGCACGTAGAGGTTGTGAGGATTGCCGAGGCCATTGGCCTGCAGCTGCGCGGCCTGTTCGCGCTTGACGCTGGCCTTCAGACTAGATTCCAGCGCCAGAAGATCAGTCATCTCCATTTTCTTCAGCCGCCGGCTGCCGATCGTGTACTCGGCCACCGCACCGCCGGAGATGATCGAGCGGATTGCCGCCTGCACCGCTTCGAGGTCTTTCTGCGCCTGGGTCCTGTTGTCGAGCGCCGCAGGGGTGCCGACATAGGCCAGGTTGGCATCGATCTCGAACTGGCCAGCGCCCAGCGTCACCGTCTCGCCAGCCTTCGTCGCCACCGCCTGCCAGAAGCCGGTGTCGTCCGCGTGGAATCCTTCGGTCGTGGTCGCCGACAGGCTGAACTGCCACCCGGTCTCGTAGGCCGTGCCTGTGGCCGTCGCGCCGTGGTTGTTGCGGTTGAACCGGAAGTAGTAGGTCAGCGTCCAGCCGGCCGCGCTGCTGATCGGATTGCCCAGCGTGTCGCTGCTGGCGACATCGCGCCACTTCACGGTGTCGCCTTCGGTGATCCGGGCTGGGAAGTTCACTGGCCTCACCAGTTGCGGACGAACGCCGACGCCGCGGCTTCTCCCGATCTTAGGCGCGGCTTGCGCGGCTCGGCATCAGTGTTCTCCAGGCGCTTCTCCAGCTGATCCCAGATCGTTCTGCGGTCGTACCGCTGGTACAGCCGATGTACCGCTGCATACGCATAGACCAGACAGTCCAGCGCCTCGTTCCGCGCGCTCGGTTTCTTCACCCATTCGCGCACCGGGAAGCCCTTCACGTACCGCAGCGCCTGCTTCTCTGCCGTCAGCTGCTCGAAATACTCACTCCCGGTCTGCGCATGGAAATGCAGGTAGCCCGGCCCGCGTTCGTTGTGCTTCAGCCGCCCGAACAGCGTGGTCTTCACAGTGTCGCCACCGACCGGGAACACCTGCGCGCCCCGCTTCAGCGTCTTGCCTTGCGCGCTGATGTCCACCTTCGTCGCCTTGCCGATCGGCGGCTTGCCCCGCTGGCTCTGGCCCTTGATCGCGATCACGCCCACCGCCTGCCGCTCCCGCGCGTACTGGTACACCTCAGCCGTGGCATGGCCGCCCGAGTCGATCGCCACCACGTCCGCCCGCAGCTTCGCCCCGTTCACGTGCTCCCAGTCGTGCAGCACCAGCAGGTCCAGCTGCTTCCACACCTCAGGCCGGCATGGGTCGCCGAAGATCTCCTGGTGGTCGATCAGCCAGCCCTCCTCCTCGCGGCCCCACGCCCACACGCTCACCGCCAGGCGATCGCCCGCGCTGCCGCCGCCGCCCTGCACGTCCACGCCGATCGTCACCGCCAGCGCGCCCTCCGGCAGCCGGCCGGCCGCATACGGCTCGCACCGATCCAGCAGCGCATCCGCGCTCACCTTGCTGGCAAAGTCCTCCTCCCACGTCTCGGCCAGCCGCGTGTTGACGAACGACTTGAGCATCGGCGCATCCGCCTTCGCCCGCAGGAAGTCGTCCACCATGTCCGCCCAGCTCAGCCAGCCCAGGGGTGAGTAGAGCCCCGACAGCTGGAAGCCCGCCGTCTTGCCGTCGCTCGGTGCCGTCGCGCGCCACTCACCCTTGCGCAGCATGGCCGGCTTGTGGATCTCGGCGAACCGCTCATGGCAGTGCTCGCACTCATAGGCCGCGGTGGCCGGGTCGTTCTTCTCCCACTTCAGCTGCGGCCACTTCAGCCACTGCATCGTCCCGCAGCTCGGGCACGGCACGAAGAACCGCCGCTGATCGCTCCGCTGAAATTCCGCCTCGATCCGGCTGAAGTCCTTCACGGTCGGCGTGCTGGTAAGCAGGATCTTGCGCCGCGCAAACGTGGTCGCCCGCTTCTCCGCCAGGCTCACCGGGTCGCCCTCGCCGTCCACGTCCAGCGGGAAGGCGTCCACCTCATCGCAGAAGATGTACCGGCACGGTGTCGAGCGCAGGCCGGTGGCCGAGTTGGCGCCCGTCAGCAGCATCATCCCGCCGGGGAACTCCTTCGAGAACATCGTGTTGCCCGAGTCCCTCGAGCGACTCGGCGCGATCTTCTCAGCGAGGATCGGGGTCTCGGTGATCAGGCTCTCAAGCCGCTGTTTGCTCAGGCGCTTGGCCATCTCCACCGTGGGCTGCACCAGCAGCATCGGCCCCGGCGCGTGCGCGATCACATAGCCCAACCAGTTGCTGCCGCTCTCGGTCTTGCCGGTCTGCGCCGCGAACATCATCACCACCCGCTGCACCGTGCTGGTGGTGCTCAGGCAGTCCATCGGCTCGCGCAGGTACGGCGTCCTATTCGTCCGCCACGGCCCTGGCTCTGCGCTGGCCTTGCTGCTCAGCCGCCGGTGCTTGTCCGCCCACTCGCTCACCGTCAGCGGTGGCTCCGGCCGCAGGCCGTCCATGAACGCATCGCGCCACACCGTCACTGCGCCACCTCCTGCAGCGACAGCAGCGCATCACGGTGCTCATCGCTCAGCAGCTGGTGGATCACCGCCGGGTCGGTCTCGCCCGCCAGCTGGTGGCTCAGCCGATCGGCCAGGTTCGAGAGCGCCTCGCGGATGCTCCGGCCCACCTGGAAGGCGTCCTTCTTCACCTCCTCGGCCGGCACCAGCTCACGCCGTTGCTGCGCCACCTGCAGCTTGCTGAGCTCCGCCTGGTAGTGCTCCCGCCGTGCCCGGCTTTCATTCAGCTCCGGGATCGCATCATCGGGCAGCGCCTCGATCGCGCGCTTCAGCTCCACCGGCGTGCGCGCCTCGATCGGGTCGGCGTGGCTCACCTTCGCGTTGTGCGTCGCCTTCGTGTTCCGGTTCCACAGCTCCAGCGCCTGGTCCCGGTCCAGCCACCGTTTGCCGTCCTTCTCGACCACCGCCGCTGCAATGCGTGACTTGCTCGCCGCCGTTACGGTTCCCTTCGCGCAGCCCTTGATCGCTGCGAACTCGCTGAAGGTGACTAGCAAGCTGTTGCAGGCCCTTACGCCACTTGAATGGTAGTGAACTATTGAACTACTGAACGGGTGGGGCGCGCTATGCCCTTAAATCTCATCCTGAGTCCCGTTTGAGACTGTTTTTTTCTGACGCTAGCTGAGGCGCGAGGTCGCGAAACACC